GATTATAATCTTACAGGCAACGAATGCAAAGTTGGTGAATGGGGTGAAGATAATCCAGCGGCTAATCCAGACCCTGGCAATGATGATGGTGGTTGTACTGTAGTTTGTTTTGGAAATTGCGCTGACATTTGTGCTGAAGTTGACGGGGAAGGTGTGTTAGATGATTTTGATGGATTGAGTGATCCTGAACATGAATCTGTACAAGATGATCCAGATATTCCTATCATTTGTTATTACATTCCAACCGCGCCGGGTTGCCCTGGCACTAGCACTGATGCTAATGGAGACGGAAGTGGAGATGGAAGTGATGATGGAGGTGATGGATCGGGTGATGGATCGGATGATGGAAGTGGAGATTCCGGAACTGGAAATGGCGATAGCGGAACTGGAACTGGAACTGGAACTAGCGGAACAGGTACTGGCACTGGAACAGACACTGGAACAGACACAGGAGATTCAGGTACAAGTATCGGAGACTTGGACTTCGGTAATCAGTCTTTTAGCTCGCCTGGTATTTTTACAGCAAATACGATGTCTGAAACAAATTCAATATTTTACGATCGATTGACTCAGGCACCGATTTATCAAATGTCTGTAGGAGCCTCGCAGGCTTGGCCAACGGGCGGCACTTGTCCAATAATTGATTTTCAAGTTTTTGGTACATCTATAACAACACAAGCTCATTGTCAGATCTTCACATCAATGTCAGGTTTGATGGCTTCTGCTATGTCGGCTATTTGGGTTATTTTTGGAATTGTAATAATTTTGAGGGCTTAGGTAATGTTAGATTTTATAGTTAATTCAATATCAGCTATGGCTTCCTGGCTTAAAGATCTATTAGAAAGTTTATTTCTATTTCTTTATCAATCGATGTTAGAAGGGCTCTCATTCCTATTTGATTTAATACCTGTTCCTGACTGGGCTATGAGTTTGCCTCAACTTTTTATCAATATTCCGTCATCGATGATATATTTTTCTAATATGTTTCAACTAGGTTTTGGTATATCCGTTATTTTTTCAGCTTACGGATTACGATTTTTAATAAGACGATTGCCGTTAATAGGATAATTTATGATTACAGCGTATTGCGGTTTGCAAGGTTCTGGCAAAAGTTACGGTGTTGTACAAAACGTTATTATTAACGCTATTAAAGATGATAGAAAAATTTGGACTAACATCCCTTTGCATTTAGATGTGATACTTAGAGATTATCCTCATGCTGATATTACTCTTTTTGATATTCAAGACATTCTAGATGATGAAAATTGGTTTATTGATATTTTGCCTAAAGGTGTCATTTTTATAGTCGATGAGATGTGGCGGCTTTGGCCTACGGGTCTTAAATCAACAACGATGGTTGATCAGCATAAAGAGTTTTTAGCAGAGCATAGACATCTCGTTTGTAAAGACAACAGATCTACAGAAATAGTTTTTGTTACGCTGGGTTTAAATCAAGTTTGTGCATTTGCTAGAGATTTAGTTGCTACTACATATATATCTAAAAAAATGTCATCCATTGGTTTTTCTAAATCTTTTAGGATCGATGTCTATCAAGGTTCTATTAGTGGACTTAAACCGCCGAAACACGCACTTTTACGTCAAATTCCCGGAAAGTATAAGCCTAAAATATTTCAATATTATAAAAGTCATACTAAAAGTGACGGAGGCGCAGGTAAAGAAAGTGGCGCAGATGGTAGGGCTAATGCATTAAAGGGTTCTCTTGTTTTATTAGTTTTATTTGTTTTGGTTACAGTACCCGTTGGATACTATTTTTTCGATGAATTTATCAATGGTGAAAGTTCTCTTTATGCGAAAAGTTCTCGTGGTTCTCTTGGTCCTCAAAGTGCTTCTACGGTTGATACTGACTCTGTTAAATCTGTTAGATCGGAGCATGAGGCGAAAAAGCTCAAGGTTAAAAAAGTTAAAGTTGTTAAAAATGATCCTCATCCGTTGTTGAGAGGTTCTATATACATTTCATCGAATATGAGCTTTGGTGCTACTCCGAGCTATGTATTTAGTGTTGAATATGGATCTAGCTATACTGACTTAAATTCACGTCAGATCAAAAAACTAGGCGGCTCAATATCTTATATATCCCAGTGCCTTGTTAAGATTACTGTTAAGAAAGCTGTTCGTTATGCATATTGCAAAAAAGATCGTAACCAGGACATGGTTACGATGGGTATGAATAGGGTTAGTGAAGCAATTAATTAGTGATACCCGGTAACACATTACAGCTTGCCAGAATTCGTTACCCGGTAACCCAATATAAAATATAAATATATCTAGATCTATTGCATTACCGGGTAACGTAATGTACTATTGCTTTACTAGTTACCGGGTAACGCAAAGGGCTAAATCACTATGCCGAAGAAAAAATACACAATTGTTAAGTCTGATTTGATTTTCGTGAGGCGTTGGATAGATAATAAATTTAATGCAAATGATTACAAATCATTCAATAATCATATGAGAAATCGTCAATGTATCGACGTTGCTTTAGAAGAATACAAAAAAGTTGACTTTAGAGCTACTGTAAAGCTTAACGAATGGTGTGAAAAATTCTTAACGTCAAAAGATTGGTCAAAGTTAAAAACATCAATTAGGGCAGGTAGAAACCGTAAGGATAAAGGTAAGAGAAAGTCTATAGATATAGACTTTGAAGCGTGGTGTAAGCTTTCTGCTATTTCTGATTCTGAAGGTCTGACTAATTCCCAAATTATTAATAAGTATTTAAATAAACAGTATTTAGTAGCGCTTGAATCAGACGCTAAACTTCAAACTACTATATTTGATTAAATCTCAATTAACGGAATACCATTATAGTATAGTTACTATTTGTATAACGAATACACTACCTAATGGCTAACCCTTTTAAAAAACCTTCGATGACGGGGGAAGAAGCTGGGGAGCGGTAATCTCTATAGTGAGCATTCGCCTACGGTTCAAACGCAATTACCTTGTAAAATCAGCTGACTGCTGTTTAAATAAAATTGCGGCGTTATTTGTTTAATCGATCATTGTCGGTAGCGTCGTTAACACAAGATTAGATTTTTTGATTTCTGCAATGCGGAATATTGAATCTGACAGTGGAAATATAAAGCCTCAAGAACTGCGCAAACAGCCCTTGAGGTTCCCGATCAACGATCGCCAAGCTCTTCACGGAAGCTCAGATATATGTATATTAGTATATATTATTATTCTAGCTCGGCAAATAGCCGGGTTCAAAATGCTTAAATCAATAAACTCTAACGATACGACTGTTAATGTTGACGATGTTCTATATGAACCGTCTGATTTTAAAGCAATTATGTTCGATGGCCCTTTCTCTTGGCTACCTCCTACACACCCTTCTTTATCTACTTTTGACCCTCATAAATTTTCACATCATCGGACGAAAGTAGATCAGCCCACACTAGTAATACGTGGGCTAACTCCCCGGAACGGTCAAACCGTGAACAATCTGGGGGGTATTCTTGTCCGTTCTTCTTCTGGTTTCTCTTTTGTTGATTCTTTAATACCAATGGAGTCAGCAAACAATGATTGTGCGATTATTGATACTTGTTCGCTGGTTTTGAAAATTGACGATTATATGAGGATCATGCCGGATCTTTTCGGTGATGAGGATGTTCTTTCTTCTATATCAAATGATTTCTCTAAAATGGTAGGTATAAAAATTGGTGACCCAATGGGTGCCAAGAATTTTTATCATAATACTAGAAAATTGATGTACACGAAGAATGAGAACGGCGAGCAATTGAGTACAATGCTTGGTTTTGTAGCTTGGGGTGGAAATAATTCTACAGTTCAATTGTATTTTAATGCCGAGGGTTGCGAGTATATTCATTCTCAAGGTTTCGGTTGGAATAAGATAAAGTCATGGGGTAAGTTTATCAACGCTTCGCTTCGTCGTGTTGATCTCGCTTATGATGATATGGATGGTTCTACTTATCGAGTTCGTCAAGTTAACGAAGATAGAAAGGAAGGCTTGTACAATAATGCAAACGGCGGTCGTATGCCGGGGTTTTCTCAAGTTGGTGATTGGCTTAATGATGACGTAGATAACAAGGGTTTGACTGCGTATGTGGGTTCTAGGTCGAGCGCACGTTATTATCGAATTTATGAGAAAGGTAAGCAGTTAGGTGACGAAAACTCCGCATGGGTTCGTGTTGAGCTTGAGCTTAAAGCATCTAATTTCTATATACCGTGGGATACCCTTACTGAACCTGGAAAATACTTAGCGGGTTCATGCAAAGCTTTAGAGTTTATTTCTGATGAGCGCATTAAACTAGTTAATATACAAAAGAAGAAAGCTCAGATAACATTGGATTCAATGATTTCACATTGCAAGCGTCAGTACGGAAAACTTATTAATGCGTTAACTGAAATTGGTCGAAGCGCTGAAGATATTATTAATGATATAACAAGAGACGGTATTCCTAAATCCTTAGAATTTCCAATTTCTGGAAAAATGCCAGACGAGAAAATATCTCGATATGAATTTGAAAACCCAGACTGGTTATCTTATTCCTGATTTATAATTTCAAGTAGTTGTTTATTTCTCGAATGCGAGCAGCGCGACCATTGAGAAATAAACAACTACTTGAACGCAATTAATAATTTTTACTTTCTAGGTTCTTCGCGGAATTCTCTAGTTTTAATAATGTGAATTATTTCAGTCGCATTGATTCCTAGCTTTTTACCGAGGACCTCAAGTTTTTCTATTTCAATTTTAATAGATGTTTTCTGACAATCCTTTTCTTCTCGCTCTATCATTTAGCCATACTCCGTTAATACATGTATTCTACGATAACATTAATTTGGTTTATGTTATAAGAAAAAAGCATTAGGAGTTAGTGCATTAGTAACTTGATCAAGTAGCCCAATTTAGTCGACATCTAAACCAAATTTCTTTACTAGCCTATCGGCTTCTCTCTCTAGATATTCGTTAATGATATTTGCAACGGCAACTATTTTACCCTGCTCGTTAGTTTTCTTTATAGCCAACTTTTCCCATTTATCGTATGTGTCTTCTTTAACTCGAATTGTAGCCATCTTCGGTGTTCCTTTTTTCTTCAAAATATAAATATTATTCATTATTGCATTTAACTCCTAATTATGATAGCAGTGACATTTAACATCTAATTTCTAATATTGTTCGTTGTAACAATGTTGCATAAATATAATTATGATGTAAACTCAAAATAGTTCAACAACAAAAGGATTAATGATATGCGAATTACAATGAACGGCACTTTGATGGGAACCAAGAAAACAGATTATGAAACCTGGCAGCATGTGAATATATATTTATTAGTTAAAGTTAAAGGCGGTGAAGGCCAAATGACAAATAAGTATAAATTTATGGATGGCTTTCAAGATTATGATCGTTATAAAAAAATGATCGGTTCTACTGTTCAATGTGAAGGTGATATGGAAGTTAACGACAAACAAGAACAGACAATCAGCATAGTATCAATGTCGTCTATTGCAGGTTCAGTTAAAAAAATGGCTACTGCTTAATGCCTTTTATTCTATTGTGCGATGGGGTTGTTTCCGAAAATATAGATCTGTCGCCAACATGTTCTGACAGTTGGACAGTTACTGAATATGTAACCGTTCAGCCGTTTGATCTGTCACAGTTAGACCCGGCAATTTTAACTGCGGCATTCTCTGCGGGATGGGGTTTAGTAGCGTTTTATTACGTTTCTACAGTCGGTCTCGTTCACATTTTAAAATTAATACAAAGGTAATAATATGGATTTTACAACTCTGTTGGCGGCTGTGGATTTTAGTACAGTCTTTACTGCATTGGCTGCGATAGGTGTAGCTTTAGCAGGATTATTTATTGGAATCAGAAGCACGAAAATTGTTCTTGGTTTAATTCGAAGTTAATAACTAAGGGGGGGACGCCCCCCTTTTGGAAAAACAAATGGCTGAATTATATTATTTCTCATTATTTATAATTGGTGTTGTATGCGCACACTTAACATTTTCTCGATTATAGTATTATTCCTCTCTCAGAATTCATTTGCAAATACAGAATATAAAGCAACTACAACTTATGGTGGATTTCAGCATGATACAGGATGGCTTTGCACTAGTGCAGAACATGCATGCAATACATTATATAGATCTTGGGTTCCTCAGGAGTTTTCAGATCAGTATAGATCATTGGGTGCTTACCCTAATTCTACTTCTTGCGCTTATCAGTCAGCAGCTTCTGTAAATGCTGACGGTGATGTCAATTGGGGTTTAACTTCGATACGCGGCAATTATGAAGTTAGAAATAATTTCTCATGTGATTTTGATAATACTGAAGAAGATGAATGCCCGCACCCGTATTATAAATATGAAGACGATGACGGTATTGACGTTTGTACTAGTCCCTGTGAATACTTTAGATTTCAGAATCCAAACGAAACACATTTAACTTCTTTTTATCCTGATTCGTTTTTAGCGCTATACGGTGAAACTCAACCTCTCGATTATGTCTGTGATTATTTGATTGACGGTGTTGCTTGTGAATTTGTTAGAGACTTATATACACATGTAGATTCCCCTGAACCTGGATTTTTAACTGATTATAATCTTACAGGCAACGAATGCAAAGTTGGTGAATGGGGTGAAGATAATCCAGCGGCTAATCCAGACCCTGGCAATGATGATGGTGGTTGTACTGTAGTTTGTTTTGGAAATTG